GCTGTATTCCATGTAACGCATAAGCTCTGTCTTGCCGATACCTGTAGGCGCTTTGAACACTGTGAAGTGACCTTGCATGAGGCCCAGTATCTTGTCGTCTAAGGCTTGGATGCCTGTGGGGTAGTAGGTATGCTCAGGCGTATCTGTGTACAGCTTCAAGAACTCGTCAGACGTATTCAAGATGTTCTCTGGTGTGTGCTTGACTGGCTTCCACCACAGGTTCTTAAACTCTCTCTCCTTACCAGCCTGTAAGAAGTCGTTAGCGTCCTTGTACTCACCGTGTTGTACCCGATACACCCTGTTAGGGAATAGCCGTGCCATACGGTCAGCTAAGGCGTTCCCAGCATCATCTGTATCAACAGACAGGATGATCTTCTCGAAGCTATCTAACCACTCTTTACAGTTCTCCCATAGCTTCTTAGAGGGCGTTGCAGAGGGTAAAGACACGACAGGGTTGGTGTACTGGCTCTTGAGCATTTGCGCTGCTGAGAGAGCGTCTAGTTCGCCCTCAGTGATGGTTACCATCTTAGAACAACCAGCAGGAAACAGGTTCATACCGAATAGCTCGTCACCCTTGAAACCATCTTTGGCGTAGAAAGCCTTCTGATCCAGGTTACGAACCTTGATGCCACCGCTGGGGTAAACATACTCCTGACGATCATCGTAGGTCATCACGTTATAGTCACGCATCGTGTACTCTTGGATGCCACGCATACTTGTATAGCGACCAGCCGATTGGCTCTCTATACGTTTAGGCGTAAATGATGTCACGTTCATTTCGTAATCCCCCTTCTTTGTTGGGTACTTCTCTTTGGCCCAATCGAACATCTGTTCTTTGGACGGGTAGCCTCGATCACATCCGTGGCACTTACCAAATCCATCGGTGTTGTAACAGAAGGCGTCACTTGATCCACACGACACATATGGACAAGGCTGATGTGCTACGTCTGTCATACTTACGTTTCCTCTATTAGTTATTATATATACTTATAAGTAAAAACACTTACGTTTAAACTTAAGTACTGCATTTACCTATGACGTCTGAATCTACCGTTAGTCAACATCACAAATTGTTACAAGTTTCTTTCTGATGCGTGATATGAACTGTGCGACAGCCTGTTTAGACTTACCAAGCTCCTCAGCCGTGACTTTCATGTTGTTGTTATTACGCCACAAAGCCATCAGTATTAGTTTCTCGCTGTCGTTAAGGTGTTCACCAAGAACCTGTAGAATGTTTTTCAACTCATATGAACCGAACACATCCTCAGCTGACTCAATCTCAAGACCCTCTTCGTCATCGTCAACAACAATGAAGTGGTGTGTGTCGTTCTTAACTGCATCACGACCGTGCCTACCTTTAGGGTAGCTGATCTGCGACATACCCACCTTCATGTAGTCTAACATAGCCTCTCTGGCCCTGTAGTAGAGTGTAGAGGGTCTTTCGACCCCCTGAGCACGAAGCTCTAAACACTTTACCACACCAGTAGAGACCAGATCGTCATACTCTTGAGAGTTCTTATATCGACCAGCAAGTTTACGACACATATCTAGTATCTCATGGTTTGTCATAGCTTGTCTTTACCTTCCAGTTGATTGATACGCATCTGGGCATAACGGATAACTTTCTCAAGGTCTGTGATCTCGCTCTGCACATCACTCATTCCCTCGTAGGGCTTGTAACCCGCACGACTGGCATACTTGATGATGTTACCACGCCAGAACTCAAAGCCGTTACGCATGATGTAGGTGATAGGTTCGATTTTCCATCGGGCGTAGTGCTTAGGTTCATGCACGATGTCTGCTGTATGTTCTGACATTACTGTTCCTTTAAAGTCTTCTATTAACTTGCTCCACTCGTTGTCTAACTCGCTGCCGAACTTATACATCTAACGACCCCTGTGGTGTTGCCTTCTTGCCCTTCTTATAGCGGGTCTTGAAGTGTTCTTCACCAAGAACCTGCCGTGAGATTTTAGAGATGTCATTAGGCTGCACACCAGCTAAGTCTGCGATCATACGCAGGGTGATGTCTTCGTCCAAGTAAGCCTTAGCAATAGCCAACCGTTGATCTAGTGTAATGTTAGTCATTTGTACTCTCCGTTTTGGTTTCATCGTTTGTTTCCCAGTATAGGCCAGTCTTAACTAGCGACACAAAACCTACGTTAAAGATGGCACCGAATGTTTTGGGGTCACACTCTAGCTTTACTGTTGCACTGCCATCCTCATGCTCTTCTATCTCTAATACCTTGATTGGATCACCCATCGTCATTCTCCTTCAGTGCATCCCAGCTAACAGGAAACAGCGCAATCATCATTTCACTAATCTGGTTAGCTACCTCTCGTGTCTCTGCTTGTGTGTCAGTCTTACATCGTAGGTTAGCCATCCTTGCGAAGGCATCTAGTGACCCTGACCAGTACCATTCAGTCATAGTGTTTTGGGGTAATACCATACGAGCCATCTCTGGGGCCACACCCTCTTCGATCATCTGCTTATATACACGCAATGCTGTGTAATTTACAAACTCAGGCTCTGCAACTGTGGATACAACACCGTCAGACCCTTGCTTCTTGTCAGCACTACGCCCCCGCCATACATCAGGCACATAGAACTCTGGTTCATCATCGACATATCGACGACTTACTTCGTTCCAACGGAGAAAGGAATGTTTCACAAGTTGCCGTGCTACAAAGATCGGAGCCTTGACCCTAAAGGTAGCGAAGCAATGTCCGAATGGACTGATGTGCTTCTCTCTGGCAAGGTAGCGGATCAGCTTGGCATCTTTCTCTTTGAGCTTAGGTGGACCCCAAGCATCGTCCTCTAACTCACTCTCTTTAGCGAAACTTACTCTGGCGCTATTGGCGACCGTTAGGTCATTGCCGCAGTGGTGAATGTACTCAGCTTCAATCATCTACAGTTACTCCTATACATTCTATTGCTTCCTGCTTGTCGTTGACCATGACTGAAGCATCCCTCAGTGCAGTCTTGCAGAAAGTTTCATTCTCATATGTCCCCAAGTGGTAATACCTAACGCTTTGCTCAGGGATAACGACAAACCATATTAGTATCCATATTGTATTCATTAGAATGGCACCTCTCCATTTCCATTGCGGGGGTCATTAAAGTATCCTTTCTCTAGGTACACATGACGGGTATCGGTAACAGCTGCGACCTCTTCAATCTGTGTAGGCTCCATAAGGCCCATGTCACGCAGGTGTTGCTCAAGTGTAAGGTTCATTTCATTTTCCCTCCGGGGCTGTATAAAAGATGTGTGATCCAATCTGACCGTCTCTGTGATAGTGATTCGACCAACTTGGTGATACATAGGTAGCGTGATAGTGTGTACTCGTCAAGCCTATTCTGTCTCCGTCTAGCGCAGAAATTGCAACTGCATCTGCTATCCGTACTGCCTGACGATCAAACACGTTGTTGACATGCTCCCAGTACCGATCATGTTTTCCATCGTGGGTGAAAGAGAACTGCTTACGCTCGAACACCACATCACAGACTTCGTTAGGCCAACGGGGTGAGGAGACACGGTTAAGCACCACCTCAGCTACCGCTCTCTGGCCTTCTAAGGGCTGATCTCTAGCCTCAAAGAAGACCGCTGCTGCAAGACACATAAGTGGGGTCATAGTTTACCTACCCAATGTGTTACGTCATCGTGTGTATCATCACAGGTTGACATCAGTTGATCTCTACTACCGCTTCTTCGTGGAAGCACTTCCAGCTGTTCTCAGCTACAGAGAAGATAGGGATGTAACCGTTAGCCTTCATGGCCTCAGATACTACACGACCTTTAGCGTTGCCGATGATGTGGCTGGATGGGCGGAAGAGACCGTTTACTGTACGCTCACTGCCATCCTTCTTGATGAACTTGACTGTAGCGAACCGTGTACCACGGGCTTTAACGATGTCACGAACTGTTGTTTTACTGATAGTCATTAGATGCTTCCTTCTGCATGTGTGTTTGTATTAAGACTTGTATAGAGTGATTCGTTGTGGGCGTCAAGCACATAGTTCCACTCTTCTTCCATATCAATCTTATATGGTGGGTCCATAGTTTTCGCAGTGGTATTGTATGCGACACAGTGCTCACCTAGTGGTTTGATAAGGGTCATGTAGTTATCATTCATATGCTTGGCTACCTTCTCTGCCTTCTCCATCGTCATAAGAGGTAAGTCTAAAGCAAAGGGTCCACGCTTTAGGTGTACCACTGCGACAGTGTAAATCTTGTTCTCGTGCTTAAAATTCTGAGTCATGTTCATCATTCCATTCTTCTGCTTGTTGTGAGTATTCGTAACAGTGCTTGCACACCCCTAGGTCGTCTATCTTATCCTCGTCCACGATGCGACCACACTGTTCGCAGACTTCCATGTTCATCCTATGTAGCATTACACACCCTCTTTCTTAGTTCTGTTGTAGAGTAACCGTGGTTACGTTTGTTGTAGTGTACATACTGAGTAAAGCCCTTACCAGTGTACAGGTATCCCTCATACTCTTCTCCTATGATACGGATGTCAACCTCATAAGCGAACAAAAGTTCTTCTAGCTCTTTCTCTGTAGAGTAGACGACAACCTGATCTACATACTTGATTGCACCCAACTGTAGCTGACGCTCTATAAGGCTCTGTACTGTCTTGTTCTTTCCCTGGCGCTCTAAGCTAGGGTCAACGTGCAACCCTACTATCAGGTGGTCACACACACTCTTAGCCTCTTCTAACATCATCACATGACCTGCGTGTAACAGATCAAAACTTCCTGCTGTAAACCCAACCATTAAATCTTCTGACCACTCAAAACTTCCTGCTTTAAACCCAGTCATTCCCATACTCCTTTTACATCTTTCCACTCTACATCACCATACCTACCAGAATCATTTAGATAGTCAAGTGCTATATCTTTAAAATTCCAGTAGTGTACCTCTACCTCTTCGATACCCTTATACTTAACATTGGTTTGATACTTGTAAGCCATTTGTCTTCTCCTCTTATATTACTAGGGGGTTTTAACTTCTACGAATCACTCTAGTCATTTTCCATCGAGGGGTCAAGTCATTTTCCATCGGAGGGTTGATCTTTTCCATCGAGGGGTTCCCGATTTCCGCCGAGGGGTCTGAGCTTTTCCATCGGAGGGGTGAGCTTTTCCATCGGAGGGGGGTGATTCGGGGGCGATAGGTCCGATTCGGACCCAAGTGTGACATTTCTGCAACAGTGACAAATTTGCCACTTGACAACCGACGAATCGTGATGTGTGACATTCTTGCCACAGTGACATTTCTGCAACTGATTCGGTAAAACATTTTTGCCACACTTGACAGACATTTCTGCAACAGTGACATTCTTGCAACGATTCGCGGAAACATTTTTGCAACACTTGACTCTCGACGAATCGTGATGTGTGACAAATAGGCAACTGATTCGGACCTGCCGTCCTTCGGTGTTTTTTGCGACCGCGATTCGGAAAATCTAGCCCTGAGTCATATAGTTTGGGGGACGTCAACCCCCCTTGTGACGCTTTGGGAAATTTACCAGTTGAGCGGGAAATCGTTTCCATCTGGATCAACGGCAAACCCATCTGCCCCTATGTCATCGGGGAATTGAGCTTTCATCTTTGCGAGTAACTCGCGGCGATTCGTTGCCTCAACAAAACCAGATTCCATTCCGTAGTCCGATTCGTAAAAGTATTCGTAACAGGTCATCTTTGCCGTCCTTTTTATCAGCGTTTCAGTGACTCCTTTATACAGCGATTCGCCCGATACACAAGAGAAAAGTTTTGCATAGCTGCCATGCGCATATTGCATAGCTCTTTCAATAGGCATCCCCCATCTTATATCTGATTCGCCCCTACCTAGTCAACCCCATCTTTTTTTGCGTTTTGTGCATTTTGGGGCTTGCGAATCGTTTGGGAATAGCGGATAAAGATTGCATAGAAACACAGACACAAGGAAACGACAAAATGACATACGCAGAGACAAATACACTGGTGAAAGCGATTGACGAGATTGAGACTTGGGCCGTCGCTATCACAAGAGAGCAAGAAAAAGAATCGGTGGACTATGACCGCGTTCTTAGACTCCAAGGGTTCCTGCAAGAGGCGAAAGAAAAGGTCTTTGACATAGCCAACAAATAAGATTGAAACGGGGGTTGACCTAGCCCCCGAATCGCCCCATAAACTAACTATAGAAACACCGATACAAGGAAACGACAAAATGACA